AATATATTTTCGTATCTTTGTAGAGTAAACGGGTTAGGACAGAATATTCATTATTCTCAAATGGTTACTTAGTTACTCCTTTTACACTCCCTCAAATAGCAACCACCTAACCCGTTTCTTTTTAAACTAACTGAATGAATATAAAACAATTTAAAAGACAACACGCCATAAGAGTAATGAATTGGTGCAAAGTCAATGTGGGCTTGAATTACAGGCGTAAGTATCTACCCGAATTAGAGTGGCATAGTACGGGTGAGGATTGTGGTGATTATGATTTCGAAGATAATATAATTTCAGTTTATAAAAATAAGCATACATCAGTAGTGGAAATCATTTCTACTATTATACATGAATGGGCACATTACAAACAAAGTACAAAGAAATACTACGAATACGATACAATTTACAATTACTACGACAATCCCTTAGAAATTCAAGCCAATGAGTTAGCGGATTCAATGAAGTGGAAATGTAAACGGGACCTATTTCGTTAGATATTATTTAAAATAGCACCGCTTTTAATTAAAAATAATCTAATAAAATCGATTATATTTAGATTTTTTCTAATATGAAGGGGTGAAATACATAAGTCATTGATTTTCAGTAGTTTATGTAAGTGATTCAGCGTCAATGACTTATGCCGGTCCCCTATATTGGGTGACGTAACTCGTTGATTCTCAATAAAGAATTTTAAAAATAGTTCACTTTAGCTATTGTTAGTCTCAAAAAAAGTGTTATCTTTATGTATTGAGTCGAGAGAATGACTCCTAATATATAAAAAAATCGTAATATGAATAACAAAATGACAAACCAATTTACTGACATCGCTTATAATACTGCCCGTAACGAGAGACCTGTTTATGTTAATTTTTCAGCTACTAAGATGAGCAATAGTGTTAAACCTAATTCTATTGTAATATTTAAGGATTTTATGGGTCGTACTCATAAGGTAGTATGTAGAAATAAGCCTGAAATTAAAAAGGCGTGTGAGTTCTTTAGTATGTTGAAAAAAGAAAGTGCTCAAATTACTCGTATCATTTCACAATATCCTATGAGCTACGGACAGGTTACTAAGAAATTTATACCTTCTGTTAAGCGTGAGTTAAAGGATATGGGTTTAAGTAGTAAGCAGATAGCGAATGTGTTAATTATGTATTGGGCTTAATCAATTTTTTTAATCAATCAATTTTATCAATTATGGGTCAATCAATTTCAATTTTAGAATTTATCATTATTACCGCGGTATGTTTATTCGGGTCGGTATTAATCAAAACAATTATTCAAACAATTCAAAACAAATCTAAGTAATATGGTTAAGACAAGAAAGGATAGCAAGCACTTAATATACGAAATAGAAAACACATTGACTAATGAGTGTTATATAGGTGTTACTAGTTTATCACAATTTTATCACACTAAGTCGGTCCGATACGCGGCTAATCGTAGGTTTCAAAAACATATGAGTAAAGCTAGGACCGGCGAATGTAAATGGAAATTACATAAAGATATGCGTAAGTATGGTGCGGATGTTTACAATGTATGGATATTAGACGTAGTAAAGGGTAAGAAACTAGCACATACAATAGAGACTGAGTTCTTACAACAAAAATCTTATAAATTAAATTCAACACATAAATAATAACACAATGAATAAAAACGAAATCACACTAACAATGACTAAGAAGCAATTGAAATCTATTGTATCATTGATGGGTATCGCATTAGACACCGATTGTAAAGCAATCAATAGTATGAGCAATTCACAATTAGATAAGGCATTAACATTATATGCTGTATTACAAACAATGAGTAAACATAAATAATAAAACAAACAATATGAGAAAAACTAAACGAAACAAAGGATGGGAATCAAAATCAGAAATTGGTATATTATGTAAGTCAGCATGGATGTTGGCTACTGAAGTTGAGCCATTAGCAATAGTAAGTGGTAAAAGATTTCATCCATCAACAGTTAGGTATGTAGCAAACAAAATGAATAAGATGGGTCTACTGCCAAACAAAGGTGCGTTAGGTGCTTATATACATGATATTTCAATAGGTGCGTGGGGTAGATGGAAATCTAATCCAAAACTTATTAAGGAAGCAAAGCAATATCAATCAGTATTAATCAAATTAGCTAAATCAAAATTATAATATGAACGAACTAAGTAACGAACAGCAAGCAATGAGCCAATTGTATTCAGTATTATGTGCAGTAGTACAAAGTGACAGGACCCCAAAGGTAACTGCAGAAGCGGTTGTATCAACTTTACAAAAATTGTTTGAGGATGAAAATGGTCCCTTTACGGCGGATGAGCATATGATGGGTATGACTATGGCAATGGCTGAAGCAATGAATGATATTGTAAGGCAACGAAACAAACAAATACAACGAGCAGCTGAGGGCAATAGTATATTAGCTAACATTAATTGGAACTAATACACGCGGTAACAAAAATAAAATCTTTAAAATATAAACAATAACATTATGAGTAAGAAAGTAACTAAAACAATGAAGGCAACTAAAGTAGTAACAAAGAAAGCGACACCTAAAAAGAAGGTAGTAGCTAAGAAACAAACAAAGGCGGTAGCTAAAAAGATAGTAGCAAAGAAAGTAACTAAGAAACAAGCTATCAAAGATAAGATAACAAGTATGTATAAGATAGTAACTAACTATTCAGAAAACTTAATGCAAGATGTTTATTCAGTAGTATATAGAACAAAGACACTAAAGAGATTCATTAATCAAAACCTAGCTAATAAGTACATAGAGCAAGAGGTATTAGTAAGAATGAGTGAGCATAGTATTAAAACTGCAAAAAAGAGTAGAGCAGTATCTAAGGAGTTAGCAAGTGAGTTTGAATAGAAATTTTATTGGTTAGTTTTTCATAGTGTAAGGGCCGGGTAGAGAAATCTATCCGGTTTTTTCATGTCTTTTATTTTTTTTATTCAAAGTGACGAAAAGCAACGGTAGCAAGGGTTTCGTCATTATGGGTAGTCTTCGCAAACCCAACGGTAGCAGGTGTTTTAGAGGCATCTCCATTTCTTGTAATTCGACACATTATTTTTTTTTTATATATGTGCCTGGTACACATATATTGTGAGGTTAAAATTTCCACTCTAGGAAAATGATATACTTATATAGGTTAAACCTATACTATGAGTGTTACAATAATAGATAAAATAAAATCATTGAATATACACATACATCAATCCGATAGAGAATGTTATTTTTGGACAAGAGAGGATATAGAAAAAATAGAAGCAGAATACGGACTGGGTTACTTTGATATTAAAAAAGAAATTGTAGAAATGAAAATAGGTAATAATACTATTTTTCTACATTCAACAAGATATTCCGATGAAAGGGATATGATATCAATTGATAATCTATATGAAAACGCAATAAACATTTTTGTATTAGATAACGCAAAAAGTACACTAAAGAACGCACCTCAATTTCTAAAACATTTAGAGGAAATACCTAATTCATATAAAATAGTATTATTGGTTAAAAGTTTAGAGAACTATTGGATAGACCGGATATGGATGAGACAACAAAATAATTATTTACAGAGAATGAGTGAATTAACGAATGTATTGGTATTATGGGATAATCCAGATGAATACGAATTTACCAATTTTGTTTTCAATCCAAAAGTGATGGTTCACAATTACTATAACCCTAAACCATATTCCGATAGAACTGATTTCTTTTTGTTTTTATACGGAAGTGACCTATTCAAACACCATCATAAAAAATATAGAATAGGATATCACATAGCTAGAATCGCAAATGTAGATAGGAATTATCTATATAACGAATACAAAAATAATAAAAATGAAAATTTATTCTTTACTTATCATAATTCAAACAAAGAAGTTAATGTGCACGATGAATCAATTAAGGTAGGTAATTTTAATGGTACAATCTTCAACTTAGATTTAATAGGAAAAAATAGATTTGGACAAAGTGAAAGTTGGTATCATAAACAATTTGTAGAACAAACTATTCATTCAGAAATAGAAATATTATACGAAACGTTTACATCTGAAAAATTATATAGAATGAGTGAGGGTGATTATAAACCAATAGATGGTTATACTACACTAAGTGAAAAGACACTTAAACTATTATACTTAGGTAAGCCATTCATCCCATCGGACCCCGTCACACACCAACTACTCCGTAAGTTAGGCTTCAAATCATACTCACCCCTACTTACTCCACAATTAAAGATGAGGTATAATATGGATTTAAAAGAACTACCACATAATACACATTGGGATTACTTAGGTGCATTAAAAGCAAATATAGATTGGTTATTAAATTTACCAATAGATGAATGGAATGTTTTAATAAAAGAGGTAAACGAAATAGGTGAGTTTAATAGAAATTTATGTAATAAGCTATTGTTCGATACATCCTTATTAGATATTGTTATAGACCACTATGAAACGAAATAGGTATGATTGTACGTCTTAAGCCTAAACCGGTCTTAGTAATATACCACCAAAAATTTAAGGAAAGCTTATTTAAGGATGGGATTGTTACCTCTACGAAATTTGGGACCACTCATTTATTATTAGAAATAGGAGAATGGAATGGAAGGGATGAGTTACTATGTGGCTTTGAGACTCCTAATGAATGTTATAATTTCATTCGCTCTCATTCACATATTGTATTCGTTATGAGAACTTACTCAAATTTAGATATGATATTAGATAGGTTTGAAAAGAATCACATCCGACCTAAGAATATTGTTAGTGCATGTTTTAATGTAGATATGAATTTGTATACGCCACCCGATGGAAAATATTCATTTGTAGAGCATGCACAAAAGGATATGATTAAACAATTGAAGTATAAGAATAATTTTGGTATTACCCAACTTAGTTCTTATATCAATAATACAATCACTCAGTTCGAACCTACTATATGGTTAAGTTCTTTTTATGATGATATACCCTTATTCGAATCTCTATTTGATACTGATGATAGAATGTTTATGGATAGTAGGTATAGATTAGGTATACAGATACATAGACAATCTGATGAAAGGTTATTGTTAGCTTCTACTCTATTAGGTGATGGGTATATTCCTAATTCTATTTTTATTTCTTTATCCCACCCGGACCACGAAGGTGTTATGGATATGTTTAACCCTCCCGCTTATGCTTTATTATTACATCATAAGGAAACATACCTTAATAGTATAGAGACTCCTAATTCATCTAATACATACGACCAAAAGCAAACTACGTTACATAATTATTGGATTGATGGTCACAAATTATTTACAATGTCCAAAATTGAAATTGTAATGGAAACTTTCAATGTACTTACGGAACTATCGGAATGGCAAGGTATGTTTACCGAAAAGATATTAAAACCACTACTCGCCGCTAAACCGATGTTGATTAGTGACCCATTTACATTTAACTTATATAAACAATGGGGATTTGAAGTCGATACGGCTTTATATGGAAACGCTCTATTGAATGTATATAATGAGAATATGGGTAGTACATACGATTATATGCCAATATTTGTAACGAGATTGCAAGAAATAGATAGCTTAAATGATTCACAATTTAATGAACTATATTCTAATTCACTACAAATTGCGATGAAAAATCGTCAAAAGATAAAAGAATGGCAATGGTGGTATGAAGATATAGATAGATTTTTTACCAATTAACACTAAGTAAGTATTTATATATACAAAATGAATAAAAAAATAATTTTAGAAAAACGACCAACTCTCCCCCCAACCCCCCTCTCTTATGCTTAAAACATTTGAATACAATACACCCCTTAGTAGATTTGTAATAATTGCACCACTTAAACACGGAACTCGTTTTATAGAACAGACTCGATATGGTTTACATATTGATTTACAAAGAAAAGGAAATAGGCATTCGGTTAAAGAATCATTATCTGATTTTTTATATGATTCATCTAAACCTATCCATTCTAATTCATCTATTAAAATATTGAAAAAAACTAAAGTTAAAACATTAAATGCTTATGATAACATATTTTTTATTTATAGAGACCCATTAGAAACATTTAAATCAGCAATAATTACGGGTGCTTCTATGGGATTGAATGATGAATATGTGTGGGATAAGAGTAATTTAAATTTATTGATGTCTTATAACAATCATTTTTATTATCATTTATGGCGAGATATAAAAGATGTGTTAGATGAATGTAAAGATGATACTCCAATTAAATTTGCTTCCTTAGATGATTTATCCGATTTAATTATTATGGAAACATTAGAAGGTTATATATTTAAAAAAGAAACATATACATTTGATAATAGTATAAATAGTAAAATGAATAAAGAGGAATTATTAAAGGCGTGTGAAAAGGAACATCATAAATTGTGGAATAAATACTTAGAACAAATCAAATTAGAAAGAGAAGCATTAGATTATTTAATCCAAAAATATAATTGGAAATAATTGGTTAAGTAAGGTTATTGTTGTATATTAGTTACATATAGTTTAACTAAAATAATAAAGTAAATGGCAAAGAAAAAACAATTAGAGTTGTTTCCAAATGAAGAAACACAGGTACAAGAACCACAACCAACCCCTCAACCTATCAATTGGTATGAGTTTGATTGGAATAATAAAATTCAAAGTGTAGATGATTTAAAAGTTATCTTTAGTAGTTTGAGAATGACAGTATCAGAAAAAGCAGAAGAGTTCGATGCACTTAAGAAATACCTTAAAGATGAAGTAGCTTATACTACTAATTAATTTTTTCCATATATTTATTCCTAAACAAAGGAGTAACAATTTATGGCAAAGAAAGGTTCATTAACATCAACTAAGGTTTCATTTGGTTCCCGTAAAACAGGTTCAGCTAAGAAATCTTATAACAAACACAGTCCCCGCCCAAAAGCATACAAAGGACAAGGAAGATAATGTTTAGTAGAGAAATTATAAACGAATATGGTGATTACCAAATTCAGAGCAAAGACTCTGTATTGTTAAAAGGTAGGTTTGATAAAAACTTTTTAGAAGTTAAAACAATTGACCCTACCCAAATACAATATAAAGTCTTTGACTCTACTAATATTAATTTTGCAATTCGTATAGGAACATCAACCTATATACCATCTAATATCTTTACTAAATTACAAACAGCTTATAAAGAAGGTAATCCTTATTTTACGGCAAAGGATGTAATAACAATTGAATTAGATTTATCTAAAACACTTTCATTTATAGATGGTAAGTTCAATATTAAAGGTCAAACTAAACAGGTAACCTACGCAGGTAGTGAAACTAAATACACTACAACTGAAACTAAAACTACCACCTCCACAATTTTTACAAAAAGTGGTTCTACTGATGTACAACAATCGGCAGTGATAACATCAAACGAACCCGTTGAAAAAACAATTAGTTCAGTTTCGGCATCATTTACCAATAGCTTTGCTACAAGATTAGAACTATCAGGTGTTAAAAGTGTTTCATATCCATTCTACGTTAATAACAATCCAAATCAATTAAATGATGATAATGTGATACGTTACATTCAATTTTTGTTTGAAGATATACCAACTGCACCAAAAGGAATTAATACTATTGTTCCATATGAATATGAAGATGGAAGTGTGATTGTGCAAAACCTGCCGGCATCAACAGATGTGGTTAGACCTGTAACATTAAGAGTTACTAATTTAGATGGTTATTTAAGGGATGTTCAACGAGATTAATAGTTATATATGGATATCAATAAATTATTAAAGATTACGGATATGTACGCAAAAACTAATTGGAGAAAATATTTTGATGAGGATGCCTCCCCGGCGGTTCATCAATATCTAACGCAGAATGGTGATAGGTTATATCCTTGGATTTTAAAAATTATTCAACAAGCGGTAGAAGAAAATTTAGATGAAGTTGCTTTGATTAAGTTTACCGACTCTAAAATGTTTGCTACGATTGATAAGAGTGAATATAAGGACCTATTGAATAAGATGATGGAATACTTTATAGAAAAAGAACAATACGAACAATGTGGAGCTATTAGGGATTTAATCCTATCTATTGATAATCCACCATTACCTAAACCAAAAAGAAAATATACTAAAAGAACTACTAAATTACAAAGTTAGTATATTTATAAGAAATAAAACAAAGATATGAGAACAGTATTAATAGGTTCGGACTTTATGTATGATAAAGATGGTAATTTAAAACCAATTGAAATCAACACTGCAGTGGGTTGGCACACTAACAAATTTGAAAGTAATGATGAAGTTTTTGATTTATCTTCACTATCAACATTTATTCAAAGTCGCACATTTACCAAAGTAGTTTATATCGGTGGGATGACCATATTAAAAAATAAATTGGAAGAACTTTGTAATTCAATTAATATAGAATATGAATTTTTAGTAACGGATTTAAGTTCAATTACTATTCCATTTGTTGAAGATAATGATGAAACATTAATTATCAGAAGTGCATATGATACTACTGCAGTAGTAGATGATACATATTGTAGAGATAAAATAGAATTCTTAAAATTAATTAAGAACCAACCGTTTGGTGCACAATTTGCATATGAGGATGAGAACAATAATATGATTAATACTATTACAGATATCATTGATAATAATGGTCATCCTAATTTTATATTAAAACATAGAAATCCAGATTATGATAAAGGTATTTACCCTAAATTATATAAAGTTTCAACTCAAGAAGAATTAGATGTTGTTTTGCAAAATGTAACTACGGAATACTTCTTAATGCCTTTCTACTATAATGAAAATAAATTATTACAAAATAGAATTAAAGTTTTTAGAGGATTAACATTATTTTATCCACCATCTTTAGAATCTATATTATTAGGTGGATATACAACATTTTGTAATGGTGATACATCTGAAATGCCTGAGTTTGATAATACAACTTTTGAGATATTAACATTTAAAAATAACTACTCATCTATTAATACTGGGTTTGTTAAACCAAAATTAGAAGATAGTGATTTAGTACAAATGGCAGATGGTTCATTTAAAACAGCGTTAGATTTACAAGTTGGTGATATGGTTAGAACAATTGAAATACCAAATCCTTATGATACTAATAATTTATCACAATTAACTAACTATCAAATTTCATTTGAAGAATTAACCACTGGTACAACATACTCAACAAACGAAGTATTAGCTAAGAGTAGAAGAACAATTTGGACAAAAACTAAAAAAATAGTATTTACAGATAATAGCGAGTGGGAAGATACTGAAGGTTCTAGGTACTTAGGATATAGAAATAATGAAGTTAGATTCTTACGATTAGATGATTTAAACGATGAAGATGGTAGATTACAAGCAGGTGATGAAGTAATTTTATTAGATGGGGATGTTGAAGAAACACCAACATTTGTTAAAAAGACAGTACAAAGTATAGAAGCAATCACAGGATTTTTCGGTGGTTGGGTAATTTCGGTTGATGAAGAAAGATTATTCTTAACCAAATCTCCAGATACAAATTCATCGTTCATTGCAATCGAACACAATGCTGCATGTAACGCCGGATTTGGTTGTTGGAATTCATTTTATTGTCCAAAGTATGACCCATATTGCTGTGGTCCCTATGCAGAATGTATCCCAGGTTGCTACCAATGTCCACAAAATTAAACAAACTAAAATTAAAAAATTAATATTATGATTACAAATACAGAATTACAAACGATTAATACAATTATGAATCAAATTGGTGGTTTAATTATTACCGCAAATTCATAGTTTATTTACTAAAAATGTTATATGTTTGATATTGGTGAAATTATAGATGCATGGGCTCAATCGTATTCTCCTGATGCAGATAGGAAAAAGTTAGCAGAACTTAGATACAATATATCTAAGGGGTGTGAATATTTTGGTAAAAGATTTTTAATAAATGATGAGTATTGTAAAGAATGTGGATGCCCGATTTCCAAAAAAGTATTTAGTAAAAAATTTAATGCATGTCCCCTAAAGAAGTGGGAAGAAACGGATACTGCATTTTTTATAGAAAAGAATGGTAAGGGAAATACCCTTATTTAAATTAAATAGTTATGTTTATTAGAACCATAAAAAATTTTCTAACAAAAGAGGAATGTAATTCTATTATTGAAGAATACTCAAAATTAGATTTAAAAACAGCAGAAGTGGGTGCTGATTTTACAGGTGATAAATTAAGATCTGTTAGAGATTCCAAAATTATTATGGTTGATATTGATTGGATTAAAACTAAACTTGAATTTTTTTTAAAAAATGAAATTCAATTTAAAGGTTATGAATTAGATAAAATTGAAAAATTTCAGTTTACAAAGTATGCATCCGGGGGCCACTATGATTGGCATACCGACACTGGCCTAAATTTTGAATATAGATTTTGCTCTATTGTAATTCAATTAAATGATGAATATAGTGGTGGAGAACTTTTATATAAACAGTATGATTCTACCGAAATAGAATTTGAAAAAGGTATAGGTAATTTATTTATTTTTAGTTCTTCTGCAGAACATAAGGTCAATTCTATAACCAATGGTATACGATACTCATTGGTATCTTGGATTAAATTAAAAGAAATATTGGGTTATAAAAAAACATTATTATAATGTTGGTAGATAATAAATTTATTTATATTAATTTACCTAGATGTGCTTCTACCTCATTTGTAATATCATCATATAGACGAAACATTTCATTAAAATATTGGAAAAGTATAGTAGAAAGTGTAAATAAAAGAGTGGATATGACATTACCGGATGAAGAATATGCAGATAAATTACTGCATCCACATGAACCAATACATCAATTAGAAGAAAAATTTGGTAATAATTATGAAATTATTGCGGTAAGACGTGATAGACATGATAGATTTATATCATTATGGAAACATATTTTAGATGAAGTACATAGAACCAATGATATTCATTCATTTGATATTCTCCGTAATTTGAATGAAAATCAAATTTTTACATTTACACCAAATGAAATATCTATAAAAGATAGTGAAGCAACAAAAAAGCTTGTTAATGAAAAATTTATAGATAAGTTAGGATTAAGTAAAGATAATCCGTATTTATCAACCATATTAACAATAGCATTGACACCATATTCACATTATCATAATTTTGATAGTAGAATAATTTGGTTTGATTTTAATGAATTGGATAAATTAGAAAATTGGGTATCCAACAAATTACAATTAGATTTTAAATTAGATAAAATAAATTCAAGTCAACATTTTGATTGTAATTTAAAATTAAACGATTCCTTTATTAAAAAATATAATAGTATATTTGATAGATTTGATTTACAGAAAAATAAAAAAACTTTGTTATAATATGGGAACTCTTTGGACATTTGGAGATTCATTTACATTTGGAGATGGTTGTAGAGAAGATAAGGGTATTAGAGATGGTGATATTAAATACTATAATGAATATAGAGAATTAGATAGTGATATATGGCCAAATATATTAGGTAAAACCATTGGATATAATGTAAAAAATATGGCAAAAAGTGGAGCAAGTAATGATTATATTTTAGACTCTATTATTGATAATTTTGATATGATAGAAACAAATGATGTTATAATAATTCAAAAAACATTTCACCAAAGATTTGATGTTCCTAAATTAAATAGTAATGAATTTCACACACAATATGGTGAATCACTTTATGTACTTTCTATTGATTTAAAAACGAATAAATATAATAAAGATAAATTGGAAATTGAAACCATATTGAATTATGGAGTTTTATTTTCTGATAATATATTATTTAAACAAAGACAAGATAAACGATTTAATTTTATAGAAAAACAATTAAAAAATAAAATAAATAAAATTTTAATTTGGGATATGGATAGTGATTTTAAAAACTCAGCTGAAACAATTTTACAACACACAAAAGGTAAAATAAAAGATTTACATTTTAGTTTTAATGGCCACACATCATTTAGTGAACTTTTATATAAAAAATTATACATTAAACCCACATTAATTTAAATGGAAATATATAAAAAAATATTAACAAATGATTTTTGTGATACTTTAATAGAAAAAATTAAAAATGAATGTGTATTAAGTGAATCACATAAAACAGGTTGGTATGTTTGGTTAATATGGGGACAAATTACTAATTACCCATTACCCAAAGAAAAATGGAATGAAGAAATTTATAATATGATAATAACTGAATTGGATAAAAGTAATTTTCCTAAACATAAAATAATGTGGTTACAAATGACAGAATATGAAGATGGTAGGTGGTTACGAAGACATATTGATGGTGCAGCAAATAAAACATCAATAATTTTATTGTCCAATGAATTTATGGGTGGAGATACATACATAAATGATAAAGTTGTAAATTTAAAAAAAGGTGATGCTGTTTTGTTCAATGGTGGGTATGAATTTCACGAAATAAAAGCAGTAACAAAGGGAACGCGATACGCTTTAAATTTTTGGTTTTATAAATAATACTATATTATGATAGATTTAAAAAATTATATATGTGGTGTACCATTTAATAATTTAGAAATACACGATAATGTTTGTTTTGTATGTTGTCCATCTTGGTTACCAAATAAAGTTGAACTTAATGAAATACCATTAAAAGATGTTTATAATAGTGAACCTTTTCAAGAAATTAGAGAAAGTATATTAGATGGTTCATTTAAGTATTGTAATAAAGAACTTTGCCCATTTTTAAGTAAATTGGTTAATTATGGAATACCATCAGGTCCAATAAAATTAAAAAAGGCAAATAAGGGCCTTAAAAAAATTGTAAAAAATAATACACCCGATTCTTTACTTATGAACTTTGATAGAACTTGTAATTACAAATGTCCTTCATGCAGAGTTGATTTAATTGTTGAAAATAGTGAAGGTATAAAACGAGTTGAAAAAAGGATTGAAGATATTGATAAATATTATTCAAAACACGTAAAAACTTTATACATAACTGGTTCAGGTGACCCATTTGTTTCAGTTGGATTTAGAAACTATTTAAGGAACTTTAATCCTAAAAAATATCCAAAACTAAAATCTATTCATTTACACACTAACGCAAGTATGTGGAATAAAGAAATGTGGGATAGCATGCCAAACGTACACAAATACGTTCAAACTTGTGAAATTAGTATAGACGCCGGTACTAAAGACACATATGAAAATAAAACAAGGTTAGGTGGTAATTGGGAAAATTTAATGAACAATTTAAAGTTTATTAGTACCCTACCAAATATAAATGTAAAAACTTCTTTTGTTGTTCAGGATTCTAACTATATGGAGATGGAATTATTTTATAATTTAATGTATTCAATATTTGGTAATAATGTAAATGTGTTTTTTGGTAAAATAACTAATTGGGGAACGTTCTCAGATGGTGAATTTAAATTAAAACAAGTGTGGGATACTGAACATCCAGAGCATGAGTTGTTTAAAAAAGAATTTAATAAAATATGGAAAAACTCAAACTTATTCCATAATTTATATGAATTTATTGAACCGAATACCATAAAAACTTTAATTTAATATGGAAAAGATTATTTTTGATGATAAAACATTTATATGGAAAGATAAATTAAATTTATTTAATGATAAAGAAACCATTTTAAATGAAGTATTCAATTTAATTAAATTATCTAGTAATACGGAAAAAGAAAGAGATGCTTATACGATACATTTCGCCGGCTTTGATTTTATGGGAAATATCATATCAACATCTAAATTAGATGATATTTGTCAATTAGGAATAAATAAGTCTATAAATGTTTATAGTGAAGAATATAAAAATTATTTTAATAAAGTAAATTTTGATGCATGGATAAATGTGGTTCGTTCTAAAAATCCCGTACAACACCAACTAAGAGAAAAGAAATACCACACACATACTAAGATCCAAGAACAACTGGGTGAGTTTTTTCCACATTATACTTATGTTTACTATATCCAAATGCCGGACATTATGGACGGAGAGGATGGAGTTCTTTATTTTAAAGGAGAAAATAATAATGAATATTGGATTAGACCCGAAGAAGATGATTTAATAATAATACCGGGTGATTTACCACATTCACCTGGGTTAGCGAGTAAATCATATAAAGACAGAATTGTAGTGGCTGGTAATGTGGGGTTTGGTGAACACAAACAAACTAAAACTTTATTATAATAAAAAATGTTATGATTTTAAAAGAAAAAATATTATTTAGTAAAGAAGAATGTAAATCTATAATAACATATAACGATACTCATATCACAAATTGGAAAATGGATGATAGAAAATATGATTCACAACCAATTAATTATTCGTTAGAAACCAAATGGTTATTTGATAAGTTAAAGGATTTTGTGGAAAGGGAAACAAACATTGAAATTAGAACACTAAAAAAAACAATACATTTTCATAAATTTACGAAAGGTGATTGGTTCGGAAAACATAATGATATTAGAGATAATAGAGTTTATGCTGTGGGAGTTTTGTTAAACTATGATTTTGAAGGTGGTGATTTTAAATTATACAACCCAAATGAAATTATATTAGATAAAGTTATTGGCAATACATATTTATTTGATGCAAGAATTGAACATGAAATAACACCTATTTTGAAAGGAGAACGTTATTCATTATTATGGTTTTTACAAAACAAACATATAAAATTTAATGTAAATAAATTATTATGAAACCATTAGAATACTGGAATTCCGAAGGATTTGAAATATCATCATATAAATGGCATTTATCGGATAAAATAAATAAAACATTCAACACCTCTGGCTCAGATAATACACATAAATGTATTTATACCTATAATTCATTAGGATTTAGAGGTGATGAACCAACAAAAGAAGGATTAAACATAATGTCTATCGGATGCTCATTTACCGAAGGAGTTGGTGTAAATAATAACGAAACTTGGCCGGCGCAATTTACAAAATTAATTCCAACTGGAGTAAATCATAATTTTGGGATGGGTGGTAGAAGTAATGATTATATTAGTAGATGTTTAATAAGTTATTATGATTTAATTAAACCGGATTTGGTTTTAATAATGTACACATCACCACAAAGACGAGAAATATTTACAAAAGATGGGGGTAT